AAGTAGCTCAGTTCGTCGGCGGCGGCCTTGCCGGCAATGTGCTCGACGTCGAATTTCGACACCCAGCGGCGCGAATACACCTGCGGCCAATCGTAGGTGTCGTAGGAGTCGATCGCAGGGTCAAGCACGATGTCCTGGCTTCGGCGAGCCTTGATCTGCACGCTACCGCGCATGTTGTCATCAAATTCAACACGGCAATCGTAATAACCACGCCCCATCATGATGCCGCGTTCCCACACTTCGCTCTCAATGAAATCGAGCGCATTTTCCTGCTGGATATTCAACCATACCGCGTCCCGCACCTGTGCGTCCCTGGCTTCGGCGTCCTCAGTCGGCGTGAAGCGAACGTCGTTGCGCAGCGCACGTTGCATGCCCTTCATCACGCGCAACAAGCTGCCGATCACGTTGAACGTCAGAGCGGGGCGCCCCGATTGCGCGAGCTTTGCCCGATCCGCTGGATCCCACTGGTTGCCCTGCCAGAAATCGAAGCACTTGCGCGCGCGTTCGACCCACTCGTTGTGACCGTTCTCGTAACAGAACCGGTAGATCTGGTAGTTTTCCTGCGCGATATTTGCGTCGTATGCCATGATCTAGGCCGCCATGAAACTGCTGGATGGATGAAGCTGCCGGTTGAGCCGTTCGCGCCAGCCTTCCGGCTTCTTCGGCTGTGCTATGGATGGCAACGATACGGTAAGCGCAAGCCGCGATCCCCAGGAGAGCATGTCGACGATGTCGTCATGCGTACCATTCGGAAACCGCAGCAGCTCCTTCTCGGCGCGTTCGTACTCACGCGGCCGTTCGCCCTGGTGCGAAAAGAACAGCTTCTTGAGCTGGGTGCGAGCCTGCAATGGACGCGCACGCGCTTCCTTGTCCGTGATCGGCGTCAGCCGTTCATCCACTGACACGTAAAGCCGACGCTTCTTCAGCTCCTTCTCGACGACCGGCCACACCGCCGAATGAATCTGGCCTTGCTCGCCAGCGTAGACTTCCGGCTTGTACTTCTCAACCAGCGCGACGATGGCCGCGGCGATCTCGTACGTACCCATACGCGCGTGCCGCATTTCGAGCAGATACAGGTCGTCATTTCCATCCAACGCGAACGCTCCAATGGCCGTGAAGTCGTTTCGCTGGTTTTTCTTGATCGCATAGTCCGTGCAGATGAACCGCCGCGCGATTGTCCAGTAGTCCTTCGACAAGTACCGATATAACAAGTCGTCCTTCTTGAAGAAATCGCCGTCGTCCGGTGTCGGGTTCTGCTGGTAGAGCGCCGACCAGGTGCCTTTCGGCATCGTGTTCTTGATCTTGACCAACGCTTCATGCGGGTAGCGCTCAGGATGCAGTGCTTCGCCCTGGGCACGCAACAGCCGCGGGAACGGTTCGTCGGACGGCGGCGCACCCGTGTGTATCTCACCGGTACTCAGCAGGAACTCGTCTTCCTCGGCAATGGCCGGGTAGCTGACAACCTCCCAATTGTCCAACTCATAGTCAGGCACGCCGGCGTCGCGCAGCATCTGCTCGTTTTCGAGGAGCGCACCCTGCACATCGGCGTCGTGCCAACGCGTGCCAATGAGCAGGATGCCCCCACCAGGAGCCAAGCGCGTATAGAACACCGACAAGTACCAGGCAAGTGCGGCTTTGCGGATCACTTCGGAACTGGCAGCTTCCGCGTCCTTGATCAGATCGTCGGCAATGCCGATGTGCATGCCCTTACCGTTGATGCCCGTCCCGACACCGGCGGCGATATACCCCCCGCCCTTGGTCGTTTTCCATGCCTCGATACCCTGGCTGTCCGACCGCAAACGCAGTTCGGGGAAGATCGCCATGTGCTCGTTGTCACGCACACGATCGCGGATATTCCGGCTGAAGTCCGTCGGCAACGTGATCGAATGACTGGCGCCGATGATACCCCACTCGGGGTGCCTGCCAAGCACCCATGACGGAAACCCGTCGGACGCTTCGGCGGATTTGCCGTGCCGCGGCGGCATCGCAATCATCAAACGCGGCGATTTCTGTTGCTCAACCTGCTGCACGAAGCGTTCGAGCCGGCGCGCGATGTCTTGGTGTACCCAACCGGGTTTGTATTCGGGAAAGAACGTAGTCAAGTAATACATGTAGCTGCGACGGCACAGCTCACGACGTTCCAGTTCGACCTGAATCGCCTGTTCGTTCGTCTCGACGATGCGACGCGTATTCGGCTGCACCAGCAGCCGCACCATCTCTTGCGTACGCCGTTCGGCGGGCGTGCGCTCGGCCGCGTACACGGCCTGCACGATCTCCTTGGTCGCGTAGGCGTGGTAGCGCCGATACAACGCAATCGTACCGTCGCGCTTTTCGCATTCGACGCAGAAATCCATGTACAACGTCGGCTGCGTCTTGAACAGACGATACTGCTCAAGCGAACGCGCCTGCCCGCAACTACGGCATTCGATGCGCGGATCGGAGTCAACTGGCAGTTCGTATTTCATTGCACCAACGTAATCGGAATGCCAGCGAACTGACGTCGTTCGCCACGCGCCAAGCCATGCGACAGCGCATTATCCAGCTCCTTGTCCAACTGGTCGAACTGCGCAACAGTCAATAGCAAGTAGTTGGGATCTTCCTCGCGTTCGATCCTGTACGCACGGATGTTGTCGATCAGGGTGTCCGCTATTTTCATCCCCGAACCTCGCGGAAATCCGCGTCGATAACGTCCTCGGCACCGAGCCGCTTCACCAGCTCCTCGGTGGGAATGGAACGGATCGTCTTCTGTAGCACTTCGATCGACGTATTGAGATTGACGTCGATCTTTTGTGGCGCATAGTAGCCGAGCATCTCGCCGATCTCCTTCCAGCCGGCCACCATAGTCTTTGGGTCGGCGAGCATCCGCGCCATGTCGACGCCTTCCTTGAACCCAGCAACCACGTCTTCCTTGGTGATCGCCATGTTGCCGCGCAGCTCGCGCTTCAGCGCTTCGCGCGCTTCGACGATATGCCCACGATTCGCGACATCCGCGCGCACGCCGGCCAGGTCCGCCGCTTTCCGGACGGGCAGCCCCAATACTTCGAGGTTGTAAACGAAGTTGGCCTCCTCCGCTGTCAGCAATGACGGTGGAGGAGGCGCGTCGTTGTACGTGGTAGTCACGACTTCTTGCATACATCCGCTTTTGGTTTCGGCTTGTCCCAACAATGCTGCGTGACGCCATACTCATCGTGACTGGCGATCTGCGTTGCGGTGGGCGTTGTCAGCACGTCGTTGCACGATACGACGATGGCCTTCCAGCCCGTACAGAGATTCAATGGGGGCTTATTCGACCCACCCGTCGTCGCGCAGCTTGCCAGCAGCGGTACCAGGAGTAGCGTCAGCCACTTTTTGTGGCGGAGCGTCCGGCAATTTCGCGTTTTCATCTTCGACCTCCATGCGCGCTTGTGTGGCATTGACAACCTGCTCGGCGGCATCAGCCAACGATTGCGAATCCTTGGCCGCATCTTTTTTCGCCTGCGCGTGCTCGCCTTTGACAAACACAATCCACAGGCCCGCGCCGAGCGCGATTATGAAAGCGAAGATGGCCGCGAGCACGCGGCCGATCTTCGTAGTCAGGAACGCGGCCCAAAGCTCACTCATTTCTTCACGGCCGCCGTGACGTCGGCAACGACTTTTGTGCCGTCAGCTTCGAGCTTGGCCTTCAAATCCTTGACCGTCTTGTGCGTGCGTATGCCGTACCACAATACGGCGATCAGGGCGATCAGGATTGCAACGATTACATAAAGCATGGGGCTCTCCTACAAGGCGATGAGATGGCCCGCGAGAATCGCGGCCAAGGTGACGAACGCAAGACCGAGAGGGACCAAGTTGATCCTGGTCTTCACGGGAATTGTGGCGAGGATGAACAGGATCAGCGCGATGATGAGCAGGATGGTGGTGAGAGCAATCATGGTGAGTCTCCTTGATCTGGTTTGATCGGCAGGTTCGGCTGCGCAATGGCACGCGACAGCAACGACATGAACGGGGAGATGAAAAACAATACCGTCACGATATGCAACGCCCAACCAGGCACGTAGGCTTGCAAGTTGGGTGCCCACTGGCCGAGCTTGGAATAGCCTTCCAATGCGCCTCCGCACACAATGCCCAGCGCCCCCCACTGCACCGAACGAAAACGATGGAAGTTGTGGACGTCATGAACCCACTGCCAGCGATGCATGTTCATCCGGCGAGCCCCAATTTGAAGAACAAATGGCGATCGCCAGCTTCGCCGTAGGTAAACGTAGGCGTCCTGCCAACCGCCCACTTCGGCATTGGAATGTAATCGGCGTAGTAGTGGTCGGCGCCTCCCGTGATGTCGGGCAAGCGTCCGGTTACAGCGCGCAGCGCGAGCGAATCCGCAATCGCATAGCTCGCATCATTGATGTCGGCGGCGCTGCGCATCCTTGCCGCCTGTATATCGAACGTATTCCAGCTGCTGAACTGATATACCACGCGTCCGCTCTTTTCAGTAACGTGGTCGAGGCAAACGTCGCGGATCGTATCGCCCCACCAGCCCGGCGTAGCAGCACGATTCTGGATCACGTTGCACACGGCCCGCATGCCTTCTTCGCCCTGGCTGCGCGCTTCGCCCCATAACGTGCGGGCAAGCACCGTTGCGTCTGAAAAGCCCAGGACGGGGTCTGCGAACGGGCTCGGTTTT